CCATCCGAAGGCAATGCTTACGCAAAAGTGGAAACACTTGCAAAAGCGGCGTTCGTCGCAGGCGAGTATTCAACCGTTGAGCAAGCAATGACGGGCGTAATTCTTAAAAACCCTGACCTCTATGCGGACTACCGCAAAGAACAATAACAAGGAGCAATAAATCATGGCATACGAAATCTCTAATGGCACACTCAAGGTCACACTTATCGCAGGTGCTGACCTTTCGGCAAAGCAATACTTTTTTGTGAAGATGAGCGCTGACAACACTTGTGTGCTTTGTTCAGCCGCTACCGATTCACCGATTGGTGTTCTTCAGAACGCCCCAATCTCAGGCGGAGAAGCATCCGTTCTTGTTGTTGGTGGCACAAAACTTGTTGCAGGTGCCGCCATTGCGGCAGGTATCAAAATTGGTACCGCTTCAACAGGTAAAGCCGATGCAAAAGTTGCTGGAACAGACACAACCGAATACACCGTTGGTCAAGTTCTTCTCGCTTCAGCCGCAGACCTTGATGTTCTTACAGCAGTAATCAACTGCGCCAGTCCTAACCGAGCAGCGTAATTTAAACAACAATCACAGGAGCAAATAAACCATGCCACAGCCAACCAGTAGTCAAGTTCATGTTGACGCTATTTTAACAAATATCTCTGTTGCTTATATGCAAATGGCAGATAATTTCATTGCAACAAAAGTATTCCCTGTCGTTCCTGTTTCAAAGCAAAGCGACAAGTTCTTTACTTACACCAAGAATGATTGGTTCCGTGACGAGGCTCAACGCCGTGCGGATGCCACAGAGTCGGCTGGTGGAGGTTACAACCTTTCAACTGACTCATATCAGGCGGATGTGTATGCGTTCCACAAAGATATTGGTGACCAAACTCGTGCTAACGCCGATGCACCTATCAATGTTGACCGTGAAGCGGCAGAGTTCGTAACAGGTCGTATGTTGTTGAAGATGGAAACACAGTTCGTATCCAATTTCTTTACAACAAGCGTTTGGGCTACGGATTCAACTCCAACAAACTTGTGGAGTGATTACACTGCATCAGACCCAATCGGTGACATTGAGACAGGTAAGCGAACAATTCTTTCAACAACAGGTTACGAGCCAAACACTTTGGTTCTTGGCTATGACACTTTCATTCAGTTGAAGAATCACCCTGACTTGATTGACCGTATCAAATACACTTCGTCACAAGTTTTGTCGGAGAGTTTGATGGCTTCATTGTTCGGTGTTCCACGAGTGATGGTTGCAAAGAGTTTGAAAGCCACAAACAACGAAGGCGCAACAGGTGCCTATGCGTTCAACTATGGCAAGAACGCTCTCCTCACTTACTCGGCTCCTTCGGCTGGTTTACTCCAACCTTCAGGTGGTTATGTAATGTCGTGGACAGGTGTTTCGCAAGGTATTGGCGCAACAATCGGTGTGAGCCGTATGCGTATGGAACAGTTCAAGGCTGACCGAATTGAAGCCGAAGTTGCTTTTGATATGAAGGTAATCGGTTCAGACCTCGGTTTCTTCTTCAATGGTTGCGTAGCCTAATCCCTCTTCAACATAGGAGCCTCTAATGGCAAACAGATTAACTAAAGGCAGAGGTTTACTCGGCGCAATCCGTACAAGCGGAGTCGTAGCGGCAAACACCGCTACTAAAAAAGCAACGGTTACGACTTTGACGGATGCCGCAGAAGTTTTGACAGCCGCTATGGTGGTTACAAATGGTGGCTTGTTAAAAGGCACCCCAACGGCAACACGAGCAAAAACTGTTCCGACAGGCGCTCTTACTTGCGCCGCTCTGAACGGTTACGCAGTCGGTGACACTTTTGAAGTCAACTTCATTAACTTGACTGGTGCAACTCATGCGTTAACTGTTACTGCGGCAACTGGTGCAACGATTGTCGGTTCGGCAACGGTATCGGCAGCAACATCGGCAACTTACAGAGTTCTTGTGTCGGCAACCGATACGGTGATTTGGCATAGAGTCGCATAATCTTTCGGTCAGTGACCGTTAGTGTCCAAAAAAAATCGGAGGAAAATTATGGCTTACAAGGTAACAAAAAACATTCCTAAAGGTGATGGCTCGTTTATTGCTGTAGGTGAAATTGTTTCGGGTGATGGTTGGCGTAATCTTAGAAGTTTGATTAGTAACCGTTATTTGATTGCCGTTTCTGATATTCTCCCTTCTACTATTGAAACTAAACCTCAGCCGAAGGCTAAAACTTCTTCGGTTAAAGGTTAGTTTCATTTTTTAGCGGGTAGTTGTGGCGTGGACTTATTCGGGTGACCCTGCGGCTAGTAGTCGTGATGCTGTACGGTTTTTGAGCGGTGACACAGATACAACTAATCAACAAATTAACGATGCGGAAATTGCTTATCTTTTAAGCGAATGGAATAACAGCACTTATATCGCTGCTTCTTATGCTTGTGATGCGATTGCAGGCAAATACACATCTAAGTCGGATTCGTCTAAGAGTGTGGGCGATTTGTCGGTTTCTACGCAATATATGGCTCAAGCAAAAACTTTTATGGAGCGGGCAACCTATTTAAGATTTCAGGCATCTCGGGCAGTTGCGCCTCCTAGCCCGAACTTTGACACGGAAGTGTTTGATGGTTCGTTCATGTTTACGATTGGAATGGATAGGTACCCAGGAAATCCTACGAAGTCGGACAGTATTTCTACTGATACGGATTAACGGTTATGGTTCTTGACCCATCATTTTTATCTATGATGCCCGAAAGTATTTCGGTTTTTCCTTCTACAACAACCGATAGTTACGGAAAAGTTACTCATTCAGGTACGGCAGTTGTTACGAGAGCGTATGTTCAAGAAACTGGTCGTGTCGTGAAAACTGCCGATAACCGAGATATTTATGAGGAAGGGAAAGTCATTTTTTATGGCAACCCGACCATTACGCATGATTCAAAGATGGTTTTACCTGACGGGAAAATCCCGTTGATTATTTCTATTCGTGCATATACGGATACCTCTTTTCCGCAAATAACTATTGTGTCGTTCGGGTCTTAACTATGAAATTTAATGTTGAAGTAGAAGGTTTTAGTGAGGCGATGGCGCTTCTGTCGGTTAAAAATAAGGTTATTCCCGCAACTATGGAGGCATTATATGCTGAAGCGCAAATGGTCTTGGCTGAGTCTAAGCGTCAGGTACCGTATCGTGTCGGTGCGCTATCGGGTTCGGGTATGGTACATCAACCTTATTCTGTGGGTTCTAAAGTTGCGGTAGAGATTTCTTATGGCGGTGCGGCGGTTGATTATGCGTTGGTTCAACACGAAAACACTGATTTTAAACACGCTGGGGGTCGTAAAGCGAAGTATCTTGAAGACCCGATTGCGGATGCTCAGGGTCGTTTGGCGTTGAATATTGCTTCTCGGGTGAGGATTATGTTGGGTAAGCGTGGGGAAACTCCTCAGGGTTACGACTCGGTTGACTGATGGCGATTCTTGATGCGTTAGGCGCTTACCTTCAAAGCCAAGGTCAAGGTACTTTGGCTACCGACATTTTTTTGGCTCGGATGCCCGACACCCCTGATGCTTGTGTGACTCTTTATGAGAATCAAGGTATCGGTCCTGACCATACTTTCGGTGCTTCGGTGAAGGCTATTGACCATCAAAGGGTGAGGGTTTATTGTCGTGCCGCTAGGAATGATTATCCTTCGGCTCGTTCAAAAGCGGAGGCGGTTAGAGCAGTTTTGGGTGCTATCAGGAACACTACTTTGTCGGGTGTTTCTATCATGACGGTTCTCTCTACCTCCGAGTTGTATCCTCTTCAAAGAGATGGCGACGATAGGGCAATCATCGGATGCGACTTCACTTTATGGCTTCCTTAGAGGAAAAGCCCGACCCTTACAGTCGTCAGGCTTCAGTAGATGAGCAACCTAGGTGTTGGCGTTGTTCACGAATGTTGGCTGTTTCTGTTACTAAACCTTGGGTTATTTTATGTCCCCGTTGTAAGGCTAAAAATGGCGGTTAGACGGGGTTGAAATCCTTGAAACCGATGATGTTTTGTGTTACGGTTTTGGTGCTGTCAGATTGTTTTTGAAGGAGGACAAATGGCTGGTGTAAAGGAATTATTGGAAATAATATTTGCATTTGGTTTGGTGCTTTCGCCTATTATCTTGTCTTTAATAGCCGTCACCATCGTGGAAATATTCACCCGTAAATAATTAAACCGCTTATCCATTGGAGGTTCTAATGAGGCGTTTTCTTTTGCCTATTTTCTTAATTGTCGGCTGTTTTATGGTCGTTTCCGAGTTTCAGTTGGATAGCCCCCCTGTTCTTATTCAGGTGGCACCATCGGATTCGGTTGTTGTGACGACAGTACCGCCGACGACCTCAACTACGACCTCAACGACTTTATTGGTTTCTAAACCTAGTTCTGAGGTTAAAAGATGCCCCAAGTTTGAACCCATTTTTGAGCAGTATGGTTTGGTGCCAGTTGAGACTTTCTCTTACATTGCTTGGAGAGAATCACGGTGTCGGATAAAAGCCATTAACGCCCTTTGGGACGAAGACGGAAACATGACCTATCATCTCAACAAAAACAAGACTTGGGATAGCGGTCTTTTGCAAGTGAATTCAAGTCACAAAACAATCACCAAAAAGGTTTGTGGTGGCGGTGTGGAACTGTTGATGAATTTGGATTGTAATTTACGGGTGGCAAAATATTTGTTGGATAACGGTGGGCTTGCCCATTGGAGTATGCCACAAAACTAGACCACGATAGAGCCTCACCGTCAGGCTTATGCGATGTAATCTTCATTTCGTATTCGTGTCCTTGTGACCTCGGCATCGCCCGTTCGTACCCAAGTGGTCGGGGAGATTTCGGGGATACAGACACGCCCGAAACTTTAGGAGCGATATGCCAAAATATTTGGTTAAAACAGGATTGGAATACCCACCTGACCGTCGTGTTGAGGCGGGCGAAATCGTGGAAGATATTCCTTCCAAGTCAATCAAATGGCTTCGTGAGCAAGGCTGGATTGAACTTGTTGATGCGACAGGAAAAGAAGTTGTTGAAGTTGTTGAAGTTGTTGAAGTTGAAAAACCGATTTCTAAATCAAAGGTGGTTGAGTAATGGCTTTTATTCATGGCAAAACTTCTCAAGTAATTCACGGCGTTAATGACCTCAGTTCGTTCCTCAATGATGCGAGTGTGTCTGCTGATGCCGAGGTAGCCGAAACGACGGCGTTCGGGTCCAGTGCTAAAACTTATATCGTCGGTTTGAGGGATGCCACCGTTTCGGCTTCAGGAATGTTTGACGGCGCTAGTGGTGCTGTTGATGCGGTTCTAGCGGCAAGTATTGGTTCCGACACTTTGGCTCCTGTAACGATTGGTTACAACGGAACAACTTTAAATAATCGTGTTTCTCTTTTGTTGGCTAAGACAACTTCGTACGAGGTTTCAACACCTGTCGGTGATGTTGTCGCTGTTTCTTACAGCGCTCAGGCAGACGGTGGGGCTGACCAAGGTGTGTCGTTAGCCGCTTTGACATCGGTGTCGGCAACGACTACGGGTACAGCGAATGACAACGGCGCTTCTTCAGCGAACGGTGGAATGGCACAAGTCCATGTCACCGTAAATACTCGGTCAACTACTTCGGTTATTAAAATCGCTCATTCGGCAGACAACTCAACCTTTGCTGACCTCGTAACTTTTACGACGGTTGGTATCGGTGCTACTACTTCTGAACGGTCACTTGTCGCAGCAGGTACAACCGTAAACAGATACTTGCGGGCAGTAAACACACTGGCGGCAGGTTCAGGTTCAATCACATATCAAGTATCGTTCGCAAGACGATAAGGAGTAATTAATTTATGGCATTTGCACATGGTAAATCAGGTTTCTTTTCAATAGATGACAGTGGCGACAGTGTTCGTGATATTTCTTCATATCTGAACGATATTTCTATGCCACGAGACATTGAAACCGCCGAAACCACCACTTTTGGAGTTTCGGGTTCAGCGAAGACTTATATCACGGGTCTTACCGATTCAACTATCAGCATTTCGGGTTTGTTTGATGCGACAGCCGACGGCTACCTTGCAGGTATTCTCGGTCAAACAGCATCACGCTCATTTGTTTACGGTCCTACAGGCAATACAGCAAGTTTTATTAAGTATTCGGGTGAGTGCATTATGACTTCATACGAGGTTTCAACCTCGGTAGGTGACGCTGTTCAAGCAACCGCTTCATTCCAAGTCACAGGTGCTATCACTCGTGGTACATTCTAATAGAACAATATCAACCAACAAAAAACAGGAGAATACCGTGTCCCTTCGTGACCGCATTATTGCAGTAGATGATACCCAAAAAGAAATCGTAACGATTACTGAATGGGGAGTTGAAGTTGAAATCCGAGGAATGTCAGGTGCCGCTCGTGCGTCCATCTCTCAAGATGCCGCTGAGAATAACGGCAACATAAACTTTCTGAAGATGATGCCTGAACTTGTTGTTCAATGTTGTTTTGACCCGATTACGGGTGAGCAAGTGTTTGATGCTTCTGACAAAGAACTTGTCATGGGCAAATCGGGTGCTGCTCTTGACCGTATCGTTTCTATCGCTATGCGTTTGTCAGGTTTTGGTGACAAAGCGGTTGACGAAGCGGGAAAAGACTCCTCATCAACACCGAAAGGCGGTTCCTCTACGATTTAGCCGAGAAGTTAGGTAGAACTGTTTCAGAACTTCTTTACGGAAGTGACGCATTTAGACCGATATCATCCGCCGAAATTGTTGAATGGGCGGCTTATTTTAAACTCAAGGCTTACGAAGCGGAAAAGGCGGCAAGAAACAGGAGGTAAATAAAAATGGCAGATGAAGACCTTGAAGTCAGGGCGATATTATCTGCTGACGCCTCCAAATTTATTACACCGTTCCAACAGGCAACGGTTGCCACCCAACAATTACATAAAGCGTTAAAACCTGCTAACGGAGCCGTGATTGCGGTTGGTGCCGCAGTTGCCGCTACTGGTTACGGTTTATTTAAATTCGGCAAAGAAGCCTTTGGCGTTGCTGCTCGTGTTTCGGAAATGAATGTGGCAATGGAGGCTGTTGGTAAAGCAACAGGTTTAGGTGAAAAAGCGATTAAGGACACGGCGAACGCTGTTAGGTCGCAAGGTATTGAAATGGCGTCGGCACAAAAAATTGCTTTGACTTACGCCCAAAACAATCTCAATCTCGCTGACGCTTCCAAGGTTGCCCGAGTAGCACAAGACCTCGCTGTTATTACTCAAAAGAACTCTACGGACACCGCAGAACTTTTGAACAGGGCTATCCAAACTGGTTCAACTATTTTGTTGAAATCTGCGGGTATCACAAAATATGCTTCTGAGGGATACAAGAAGTATGCAAAAAGTATTGGTAAATCAACCAACGATTTGACGGCTTTAGAACGCCAACAGGCGACAACGAACCTTATTTTGGAAGAGGGTCGCAAAGTCGCAGGTCTGTACGAAGCGGCGATGACAGAACCAGGCAAGGTTTTGCGCTCGTTTGCCCGTTTGCAAGACGACATCAAAGTTGAGATGGGCAGTGCGCTACTTCAAGGTTTTGGTCCTACCATAAAAGCATCTTACGATTTAACTAAGGCTTTCTCTGAGTCGCTTCGTGAAGGCGGGTTCTTGCATGGTGTGTTGAAGGAGGTTGGCAGTGCTTTGGTGTCTATGACTCAACCGTTGACCGACGGGATTATGCGTTTAGCACGGTTCATTAAGAGCATGAAAGATAGTGGGTTGAGCGTTGATGGTTTGAAAGAAAAGTTGACCAAATTTACGCCAATTATTTTGGCTGTTTCTACCGCTTTGAGCGCTTTTGCGGGTAAAAGTTTATTGAATTTACTGAAGTTAGGCAAGATAGGCGCCATGCTAAATCCTGTAACGATAGGTTTTGCTATGTTGGTGGCGTTGTCTCCTCGTTTGAGGGATGCGTTTGGGAAAATTGCTAAAACTATGTTGCCGTTGATTCCTGCGGCAATGAGTCTTGGTAAGGCTCTTGCCGAGTTTGTGGCGACTGCCGTAGATGGGTTTGCTTCGTTGATGGAATCAGGTTTGGGAGCCGTTCTTGAAACGGCGTTTAAGGGTATTAGTTTGGCGGTGTTGGGTGTTTCTAAGGCGATAGAGAAGTTTAAACCTCTCGGTATTTTTGTCGGTTTAATTCTTACAAAAATTGCTGTCGGAATGGCGGTTGCGGGTGTTGCTTCAAGTGCTTTCGGCGCCCGCCTTATCTTATTGAAAGCGGGGTTTACAAATCTTATTGGTGCCTACAAGTTTGCGGTAGCCGAGCAGATGCGATACAACTACACGCTTTCACAAGGCGGTTTTGCTATCACAAAGTTTTCAACGATGGCAACGGTTGGTTTCCGAATGGCGGCTATTGCGGCTAAATCGCTTATCGTTTCGCTTGCCCCGATGATTGCAATTTTTGCGGCGGTTGCTATTTTTAACAAGTTCCGTGAGGCTCAACAAAAAGTAAAAGACCGCACAGACGAATTGACTCAGGCTTTCAAGGAACAGGTTTACGCTTTGAAAGGCAACAGCGTTGAGGTAGCAAGATTTGTTGCAAATTCCGATACTTTGGGGGACATTTTTGTTGGGGCAGGGGAGGGTGCTGACAAATTAAGGAGTGCTTTAAACATCTTGGGTGTAGAGCAAAGTCGTTTGGGTAATATTGCTGAACAAGGTACAGACGGCTATATGAATTTTAATAAAGAAGTAATGGCGGGTGTCGGAGTCGCTAACGCTTTAGTTGTTGCAGGTGATGGTCAAAATTTTGTCTTTCAAAATGGTGTGAACATTACAAAAAATTTGACTGCGGAACAAAAATTATACGCTGATTCGCTTGGTGAAGTTAATGAGGCGTTAAATAACACCGATTTGGCTACGGTTTTAGAACAGCAAATGCTTTATTTGGCTGGACAAGACAAATCGGCTTCCAAGGCGTATGCCTATGCGGTTTCTGAAGCGGAAAAATCAGGTGTATTGAAGGACGGTGTTAGTACGGTTGCTGAGGCAATAGCGGTCAACGAAATTTTTAAAACCAAATATCTTGAACTTGCTAAAGCGGCTAAATTGGTCCCCCC